TGGTTTCTTTTACTCTATCATTAACTTTAAATACCATGAGGTACCTACGCTAATTGTATGATAGCAGTTGCTGCTGCTGCCGCCGGAAAATCTATAGTGAAAGTACCAGCTGTTGCTGTTTTATCTCCACCAAAATTTAATACACACACTGCTTTATCACCACCTGCACTTGCATTATAAATTAAACATCCACGTGCTGTAATCGTAGCCGCTGACCACGAAACAGGTGCTGTAAAGTCACAAATTGCAACTGATCCATCTAATGTTGGTGTAGCACTAACTAGAGGTTTCCCTCCTAGTGCGTATCCAGTTCCACTAGCACTTACTTGTCCGCCTAAGCCTGTTGAGTAAGCAGTTGTAGATGCATCTATTGTTGCAGTGTTTGTGTACAATGCTAAATTAAAAGTATCACCACTTGAAGCGGTGAAGTTGTGTCCTGCGACTAGAACTTCTTGTTTAAAGCTGTTACACACAGCTGAAGATCCTATTGCCATTATTGTCCTCCTTGAGTTAATTTTTGTGATCCAAGTCCTGGTTGAAATGAAGGTCTAGGTACTCTAAGTACACCAGCTGAATATTCATCTCGTTTTCCACGACCCATCTGTTGCGCAGCAACCTCTTGTAAAGTGGTTTCGTACGATTGAGTATAAATTTGCAGCATTTCTGCTGGACCCTTTAAGTAATTAAAGGCTTCGATAAGACACCCATGTAATAATAATTTAGGTATGTTATCTCCTATCCAAGTTGTAGGATTACTAGAAGTAAGTCTATTTGGTAATTTAGACATACTTAATTCCACAGTAAAAGCTGCACTTGGAGTAGGTACTACGTATACAGTATTATCATCCCATTGTGAATAATATTTTGGGGTTCCTGTAGCTGATCTATCAGGCCAATATTCATTCATAAAACTTACATCTTTTCGTTCAAGAAAAGTTCTATCTCCTGTACCAGAAGCGGGATAAATCATAAGACTATTAATTGTAGAAAATAAAGTAGGAGTAATTCCTGTTGCACCAGGTAAACTTAAAAATCCGTTTCCAACTGTAAAATTAGCATATTGGTGTGATGTAAAATTAGGTAAAGCTAAATCTCTTAGTATTTTATTTTCAGCAAATTCAATAAAATCATTAACTATAGTATCAGTTAAGACACCATTATATACACCTAAAGAATTAGTTGTATTTGTTTCGGTGTAATCTCTTATTTGAGTTACTAGTTGGGTATATGTTGTCATGGCGTTACGGTAATGGGTCCAATAAATACCACATTTCCACCACCTGGTCCAGATGCAGAAGGTGTTGAAGTAATTGTTATATTAATAAAATCATCACTTACACTTGTTGGAGTAAATCCAGAAGCGGACATTAATTCAGAAGGTGGTACACCGAAACGATCAGTTCCAATTACACCCATTCCTTGAAATTGTGTAGTAGATCCCTCAGTACCACTATTAGCTGCATCCCAAAACATAATTGTATCAGAAGTTGTATAGGTATTACCGGGATTAAAAATAGAAACATTTTTACTTCCAGATGTAAATCTAAATGGATTTGGAGGAAGTAATTGCGTAGTTACTGGTGCTATACGTGCAGGTCTTGGATTTAATAAGGGAATCGCATCAGGTGTATGAATTTGTGGTTGAATTTGCGGAGCCTTAGGTTCAAATTCACTTGTGTGAACTTTTGCTCCAGTCCATTCTGTTACCATTTCTGTGTAGGGAAATTGTAATCCACTACGATCAGAAATAAATAAAGCATACTTTCCTTTAGCGTAAGCCATCTATTATACTACCATTTACTATCGTTTGGTCCAACCCAAGTATATTTACCACCTTTTTTGGCAGCACCCATACCTTGAGCAGTTCCACTAATAGTTCCTTTAGCAATTTTAATCTCTTTTCCACCTAACTCTCTATTAGTTCCTGTTGGTGCATTTCCTTTATCAGTTGCTGCTCCAGTATTCATATTAACTTTTGGATCAGATATTTGACCTCTACCATAATGACCTATTTTTTTAGTAGATGCATCACGAGTATTAGTTGTTTGTTTATTCCAATGTGGGTTACTCATTATTCCTCCTTTTTACATTGGCAGTCCGTACATTGGCAATTGTCTCCACAATCACAGTCCCGACCGCATTTTTCACATTTAATCATATATCCTCCTATGGTATATATGCCTGTGCTGGTTTAACACGGAACGCTACTCGTTCCCTGTCAGAATTTGCCGCTCTTTGAAACTCTTCTTCATAAATAGTTTTTAATCCTCCAGCCAAAGATGGCGCTCTTTTTATAGAGATATAATAAGCTAAAGCTGCTGTTAAGCAAGGAAGAAAAAAGAAGGGAACATCTGCATAATTAGTATAACCACCAGCATCCTGAATTCTTCCTATATAAAAGTATTTCATTATATAATCAGTATTTGGGCTAGGGTATACAAATAAAGCCATAGGATGTTCTGGTCTACCATAATTAGAACCTGAATCAGTAGTAACTTCACCAGCTACCAAACTGTATTGAGTAGGTCTAGCATCTCCGGAAGCTTTTTGCTCTTTCCGAGAAAGATTCATGTAATCAGTATTAGAAATTTTAGTTATGGTTACATCTGTTGTATCACTATTACTAGATAAATTAGTAGTTGCTCCAGCTGAAGCACCTGTTGTAGTAATAGTAGCATCTAAAATATCTACGACATCTACTGGTATATTATAATAATTAGTTCCAGCAGTCATAGTTTGAGTACCATAAGAAATGGTCCATAAATTTAATCCACGGTTAGCCCATTCTGAAAATATTAAATTTAAAGAACGTCTAGCTGTTTTTAAATCATAACCACTTAAGACTTCAAGTCCACATCTTTCAAATGCTTCTTCTATAATCTCTTCTACAGTAAGATTAAATGTTTTAGTGCCTGAATAAGCCATTTAAACCTCCTACGATATAGAGTCGTATTCTTTTATAAACTCAATAACTATACTAGCAGTATCATCGTTAGTAACAGAAGAAAAGTTAATCAGAACATCGCCATCATAGTTAGTTGCTTTTGTATTTTGTAAAGTTCCTATAGAACTAAAGTCCATATCCTGAGCATGATTACAAGACCATGCAATCGGATTTGTCCCACTGTTATTCCACTCTACTAAAAGTGTTTTAGCAGGAGCAGTAACGCTAGAACTCCACCACATTTTATTTATATTTACATAAGTACAAGCTGTGCCATCGTTTCTTGGATTAAGATTTGACGCATCAACTTTATATGTTTCAGCTGTGGTAGATGCTATTTTAGCGGTGAATGAAAAGATAGCTTTTCTATCTCCATCAAATAATTTTTTTACGTATTGTGTCATTTTTAATTCCCCTTGTAAAAGGGTGGGGCCATTACTCCCCACCCACGGTTATATTATTTTACCAAGTATCTCCTGAAGCAAGGTTCTTACCTTGCATAAAGTCAATCTTGACCCATGCTTGACCAGCAGTAGGTGCTGCTCCAGTTGGAGTATAAGTCAATACTGCTTGTACATCTGAGTCATAAGCCACGCCGTCTGAACCAGTATCTGATTGAGATACACTCTTCCAAACTGCAGTTTGTGTAGCATCCACAGTCACAGCTCCACCAGTATTACCAGTAGTTGTAACTGCTCCCATAGTACCATCAGGAAGATCAGCTAAATAATCCGGATCATCAGATTTTCCAACTTCCATTGGATCTGCTGTTCCAGCATTAAACGCTTCTGACACCCATACCTTAATACCAGTGATGGTAGATTGGTAAGGAACAATTCCTAGTGCTCTGCAATAAACATCTGCTGCCACAGCCGCTGTTCCCACGGTAATATTACCAGTCGTAGCGCCACTTGTAGCAATTTTAGTTACGCTCTTAAAGTTAGCAGCTGTACTCATAGTAGTATAAACAGTTGTACTACTTGGTCCTGTTATAGTTTCCTCTAAAGCTTTGCCATTAACATCTGTTCCAGTGACAGTGAAGGTGATTCCTGAATCATTAGCATCACTTGTAATGCCAATTTTTCTTGCCCACGCTCCGTCAGCAGTTGTT